GACGGATTTGGTGATACACGTACATTAAACCTGGCCAGCGCTTTGCCTAGTTTTGGCATCATGCAAGGTACATCTACATCCACACATATGCGTCTGCTTAGGAGAGTCGCCTCTCCTTGTAGCTGTGGACAAGCAGCAGTAAGCTTCATCTTGGAGTGGACCGCTATCCACTCCTCGATTCGACTCTTTGACACTGCAAACTTGTGCATCCCCAAGTAATCATCACCCAAGATGACTGCCGAAGCACTGTTTCCAGACTTAACTGCAAAAACAGACTCGTTGGTTGCATTCCACACGCTGTTGCGTGGGGTGGTTATCGTCGTCCCGGTGGGCAGCTGGTGGCTCAGCTGCGCACGGTGTCCAAACTCAAAGTTCACCGTCTTAAAGTGTCGCATGTCGATTAACAACTTGCGGAACCAAGACGGTGCCCCAACAATTTCGCAAAACTTATCAAAAACAACGCTTGCACCTTTACGTTGCCTGAGATCATTCGCACTGAAGTCAGCCTCAAAACACTCGGTATACCCACTTTCCTGGGCGTCCCGAAGATGTTGGGCCAATTCTACGTCTTGACATTTGTAAGCCATCTTGTAGTGAATTGGTCCCAGACTCGTCCTTGAAAAACATTCCACGAGGCGTTCGCAAAGTACCATTGCTACTGGCCCCGTCAAAGCGTTAAAGTGGTCGTTGCCGGCGTAAATCAGCCGGGGCGCCCACTTGTTGTCATAACGCTTAAGGAGGGATTCAACCTTTACCGAAAGAGTTTTTGTGCCGAGGTATTCAGGATCATCCTCGCATTCGAAAAGCTCCAAAAATGCTTTCCTCATGCGGGCTTGCTTTGGCGGATCCATCTTACTCAACCAGCGATCAAAAACTGACTCATCTACATCAAATGCTTCGAAGTCGACCCGCTTAGCAACACCATCCCATAAGGACAGCGCTGTGCGCATGAACTCGGGCGTGCAATCGTCATCTTTATCTGGCTGGGAGTTACTGCGTTTATCAAACGCGGCCAAATAAGAATCGAAAGACTTGCTGGAGGTGACAACAGGGATCGCGCCCTCGATGATAGGCCCTGTCTGATTCAGGGGCCCTGCTACCTCCAAATCGAGGTTAGCAGCAAAATCATCAAATGACTGGGGCACTCTAGGCACGTAGTCCCTAACTGGGATGACATGCAAACACCCATGTTGTTCAACAACCTCGTCGAATTCATCACCATGGTGACGGGCAACCTCATAATCCACACGGGCGCCCCCAGGTTTCAACCTATTACGGTTGGCCCTGGTGAACCTGTGAAACATTTGAGGGGCTGCTTGAAAT